TGTTCAGTTAGACCGGTACCGTTTCTGGGGCAACCCCGGCACCAAAACTCAGCGTGAGCGTACCCAAGACCAAACGATTGGTACGGCTAATAGCCGCTCCATCGTTAAGGACAAAGTGCTCGTCTCCCTGCGTGAGTACACTGGTCCTGCCGACCCGAACAACTCCAACCTCCCGAGCACTTTCAAAATTGCTCGCGAGACTCTGATGACCGCTCAGCGTCTGCTGCTGGACACCGGGAACCTTAACATGTTCCACCAGTCCATCGGTTCGCTGACCCTGCTAGACGACTATCGCCGCTGGCGCGATCGTGTGTTCCTTGATGAGTTTTCGAAATCGGAAGCTCGTGGTGCCTCTTCTGACACCCAAGGTGGTTACTACTACCCCAACGGTAAGATCAAGACTGGCTCTACCACGCTGACTGCTTATTCCGCTACAGAATACGCTTCTGAGCGTTATAAGTTCAACGTCAAAACTGACCTTCTGGAAGTTGTCAAGCAACTCCGCAAGCGCAATGTGCCTGTCTTTGCTGACGGTTACTACCGCTGTATTGCTGATCCCTCTTTCATGAAGGATCTGCGTGCTGACCAAGGTTTCCGTGAAGTGGCTCGTTACCCTGGCATGGGCCAGCCTAACCCCCTTATGGGTGCCATGGCTCCCAACGCCTCCATCTATGGCGGCGGTCAGTACGGCCAAGCTCAATTCGTGGCTGGTGAACCGATCATGCCTTCTGGCTTTGTCTTTGAAGGCGTACGTTTCTTCGAGTCCACCAACTTTGCTGACAAGTCCATCACTGTGGACACTGGCGACGGTCTCGGCGCTGTGTCTCACAACACTCCTCCTGCTCTGTTCTTCGGTCCTCAGGCCGTTGGCGTGGGCATCGGTGGCCCCAACGCTCAGGTTCTCATCAACAACAACGATGACTTCAGCCGCTTTATCATCTTGATTTGGCAGCTGTACGCTGGCTTTGCCAACCTGAACAAGGACTTCGTCACCGCAGCTTTCACCATCGTTTGAGGAGGTAACTAACAATGGCTACTTATAAATCAAACGCTGGCGCAATTCTGCAGCCAGGCAACCAGGTTAACCGCCTCTCTGGTTACAACGGCGAGGGTGTGTTTGGTTGGCCAGGTGTTGAAGCTTACGAAACTATTGGTTACGTCAGGATCAGCAACCTTGCTGCTGACAAAGCTAACTTCAAGAGCTTTGACATCACCGTGCCTTCCCCGGATCGTCGTCCTGACGACCGTGTGCGCGACAACCGCACCTCTCTCGTGGTGCCAGCTTCTTCAGCTCGTCCTACCTACGTTGTGGGTGCGTCGATCGCGGTGGCCCAAGACTACACAGTTACTGGTTTCCCCGCTGATCCTGTGACTGCCAACATTGGTGGTACCACTTCCGAGCTGCTGGTTCTTGGTCCTAACAACGCTGGCGTACCTTTTGGTATTCCTGCTACTCAGCTGAACGGTCTTGCCGCTGCTACATCAAGCATCACTGCTGCCAGCTCCCTGTTTACTCAGGGCCTGTCTGGCGTTACGGCTGCTGGTCTTCCCTTCCCGTCCAGCGTTACTAGCACAATTGTTGCTGGCGACCTTGCCAACAGCATGATGTACAAAGTAACTTCGGACACCACCTTCAAGGTGTTCAACACCACTGCCATCACCTCCACAACGGTAAACGGCGCCGGTATCTTCATCAGCCAAACTGATTTTGATGCTGGACGTGCAGGCTACCTTGTGTGTCGCGTAAACTACATCCGCCCACAGGCTGCTGTATCTTGGCGTGACATTGAGGGTCTGATTGACTTTGCTTCCCAAATTGGTGGCGACGACATCTGATCAGTAGCGCAACAAGGTTAATGTTGGTATTGTATTGGTAGTTGTCACTCCTATGGAATGCTCTACCAATACAAACTGACTGGCGGACTCGTTGAAGTTGTTTCTAAACACGGAGACGGTGTCTTAATGTGTGTGGACTCTCAAGATGAGGTTATCTATGTCGAAGAAAACGACTTGACGCCTCATCTTGAAGCCACTAACGAAAAAATTCGGACGGAAGAACGCCTAACTGCTCAGCTTGAAGCTGAAGGCGTTCGTCCAGCCAAGCCAACAACACGGGAAACTTTCCCTCTTGATGTCCGCATCAATATCAACACAGCAACTGCACGGCAGATTGCAGACTCTCTCCCTGGCGTCGGACTTAAGACAGCCCGTGACATTAAAGACTTGCAAACGTCGTTGCCAGCTGAACGTTTCCAGAAGTTAGAGCAACTCCGATCAATTAAACGCGTCGATTGGGATGAGATTTTTAAAGAAAATCTTGTCCGCGTAGAGTGATAATTTGCGCGTGCTAGTGTGTTACTGGGTATAGCTATAGCCTGCGATACCCAAAAACGCATTAACAAAAACTAATGCAACTCGATACCTTCCTTAAATCAAAGGTCCGCTGGCACCTGGGGTACAACACTACATCCATCCCCGCTGGTGACCAAGCGCGGCTAGAGGAAGCTGTCAACAACATCCCAGATTCGTTCTGGTATAGCAAGATTGTCGAACAGGTCGGTCGGTGCGATGAGGCTGAAAAACGCACAGACATGACAGGTAGCGTGAACAATAACACCGTTCCTCGTAATCGTATTGAAAGCATCGCTGGTGACGTTGATCGTACGATTGCAACTTCTGATTTTAGGGACACGCTAAAAACCTGGACGGCAATTTATCTATACGAGACGGATCGACTAGCCCTTCATCTTTATGTCCCCAATTACCGAAATCCTGAACAAGCGAGGTATCGGTTTAATCGGGAAGGCGCTGAGTTTATCCAAGCACTTCCTGGCCCCGCTGACGTTGCTGTTGGCACTCGACTTATGCTCAGCAACAGCTTCCGCTAAATCCTCATCAGCTGCATCAATCATGGCAGAAGATCTAGCTTTTTACCAACAACAAGTACAGAATCCTTCTGTGCAAAAGCTGCTTAACGCAATTCGTTACGCAGAAGGAACAGCTGGTCCTCAAGGCTACCAAACACAGTTCAGTGGTAAAAAGTTTTCTGATTTAAGTCGCCATCCAGATCAAGCAATCAGTTCAGGTGGATACACCAGCACCGCCGCTGGAGCCTATCAATTTTTAACACCGACTTGGCAATCTGTTTCAAAAAAACTTGGACTAAAAGGTTTTGGCCCTAAAGAGCAAGACATTGCTGGTACGTACTTAGCGCATCAACGTTTAAAACCAATTGGTGGTTTTGCACGTTTAGAAAAAGAAGGGTTGTCTCCAGAAGTTGCGGCCGCTTTATCTCCGGAGTGGGCATCGTTCCCCACGCAAAGCGGTAAAAGCTATTACGGACAACCGGTCAAGTCTTTAAAAGATCTACAAAAAGTTTTTGGTACAGCTCCAAAAACAACACAACCCGCGCAGCAACCAATCCAGCAACCTTTAGCTGCAAGACAAGCTCAAACCCCAGGTGGGATTACTTATAACATCTATTTAACAGATGAAGATCAAAAAGAATCTGTTGATCCGATGGATTTCATGCGAACCTTAGCTCTTGGTCGACGTAGCAATTTAAGCGTTGCTGACATGGCCAGTGCAATTGCTGGTGCTGCCAGCACTCCTCAGAACTTTGGTTTTGGTATGAGCTGATGACCAACAGCATGCACGTCGGATATGTAGCAAAAAGCGGAGAAGACGTTCTCCCTTCTACTGGCCCACATCTCGATGTTCGTGTTCTTAAAGACGGTCAGTATATTGATCCATCTACTTGGCGCTCAGGTTTACAACGTTTAAAAATTGGATCTGCTCGTACACCGCTCTATCGGCAACAAGGAGACAAGTGGTCTCCGGGATTTGCAATTACTTCTGGTTACGGCCCTAGGGTCGCTCCTACGGCTGGTGCATCAACAGACCACAAGGGCATTGATTACGGCATTGCAGGAGGAGAGCAGCTGTTCTGGGAGGGCCCAGGAACTTTTAAACCTGGCAAAGGGTACGGAAGCATTACAACCCCAGAAGGATACGAAGTTCGTCTTCTTCACACCAAAGGAGGAAAAGAAACTCAGCTTCAACCCACACAGCAAACAACTGTTCAACCGCAACCTCAAACTCAATTAACTGACGCTTTTGGTACAAACGTTACATACAACTTCTACGTTCAACCAAAAAAACAACAATCTTCTAAAGACTACCTTGCCTCTTTTATTGAAGAAAACCTTCAGCAACAAAAAGAATCGCCCCTTTCGGCTAACTCCATCTATAAAATGCTGACATCAGCTGCTGCTCCTTCCAACGTGTATTCCTCATTTGGGTTGGGATAGATGCGACGTCTTAGCAGCTTTAATCGTTTTGTGCAGCCTACGGAGCATCCAGACGATTGGAGTAGAAA